GAAATAAAGACCCTGCTGGAGAAAAGTGAAGACGATGTCGAAGACCTCCTTGCTAGTTCCGGAGCACGTCGCCGCTAGTTTAGCTGCTGAAGAGACTGCGAAAGAACCGAAGAAAGATGGACCATCACTCGAAAACGCCTATGTTGAAGAGTCGAACCGCGTCCTAGACCCCTCCCTCCTCGATAAATCATTAAAAGAAAGACTGCCAACTCCTACTGGATGGCGGATTCTTGTGATGCCTTATCAGGGTCAATCTACCACTGAAGGTGGGATATATATCCCAGATGAGATCCGGCAACGGGAACAACTGGCTACTGTTGTGGCTTACGTTCTTAAAATCGGGCCGTTGGCGTATAAAGATCCTGCTAAGTTTGGTGATTGCGAACCTTGGTGTAAAGAAGGTGAGTGGGTTTGTATTGGCCGCTATGCGGGTTCCCGATTCAAGATTGATGGCGGGGAAATCCGGATTATTAACGATGATGAAGTCATTGCGACGATTCTTGAACCAGGAGATGTGATGAATGTCTGACGAAGAAAAGAATGAAATCGAAGAAGTAGAGATTGATTTACCTGAGAGTGAGGAAACTGACTCCGGGGAAGCTGTTGAAACTGAAACCAAACAAGAAGCTCAAGCAGAGCCAGAGCAGTCTGGCGAAGAGCTTGAGAACTACAGCAAAAACGTCCAGAAACGTATCAAGAAGCTAACGGAGAAATATCGTCAGGAAGAACGTGACCGTGAAGAAGCTGTACGACTGGCGAAAGAACTTCGTGAAGAAAATGAAAAGCTAAAAACTCAGGTACAAGGTTCACAGCAAGCACATTTAACTGAGTATGGAGCACGTTTAGACAACCAACTGAATCTTGCTCGGCAGGCTTATCGAGACGCTCATGATCGTGGGGATGTTGACAAGCAGTTTGAAGCACAACAAATGATGAACCAAATTGCTATTGAGCAAGAGCGTTATCGTCTTGCTAAACAACAGCAAGAGCGTTTGCAAGTACAACGCGCCCCAGAACAGCAGGCCGCACCTGTACAACAACCTGTACAGCAAGAGCGTGCTCCAGAGCCCGATCCAAGGGCCCAGGACTGGGCATCAAAGAACGAGTGGTTTGGTCAGGACGAGGTCATGACGTATGCCGCTTTTGGAATTCATCGTAAACTTGTCGAAGAAGAAGGGTTTGATCCCACATCAGATGAGTACTACAATGAAATAGATCGCCGTATTGCGTCGGAATTTCCGCACAAGTTTGGTGGTCAAAAAGGGAGAAGTGGACAGGTCGCATCTGCTGACACTTCAGCATCTCGAAAACCTACAGGGCGCAGGAAAGTCAAGCTCAGTCCATCTCAGGTGGCGATAGCCAAGAAGCTTGGTGTCCCGCTTGAAGAATACGCTAAGTACGTTAAGGACTAAGGAGACTGACATGACAGAAACAAATCGCACACCACGCGCAGCAAAGAATCGCTCAACTGAAGAGCGCAGAAAACCTTGGGCTCCACCGAGTCGGTTGGAAGCCCCGGAAGCCCCAGAGGGCTATGTACATCGTTGGATTCGCACTTCGATGCGTAACGAAGAGGACACGATGAATGTCCATACAAAACTTCGTGAAGGATGGGAACCCGTCCGCGCTGAAGAGTATCCCGATTACAATTACCCCGTCATTGACGAGGGTAGGCACGCAGGAGTAATAGGTCAGGGAGGCTTAATGCTTTGCCGGATTCCTGCGGAAACAGCAAGAGAAAGATCCGAGTATTACGGGCTCCGGACCCGCGAGCAAATGACTGCTGTTGACCAAGACATGATGAAAGAACAACACCCTTCAATGCCGATGCATAGTGATAGGCAAAGTCGGGTTAGTTTTGGTGGTCGCAAAAGCGACAGTTGATAAATTTTACGAGGTAAAAACTCATGGCAAATTCTAATGGAGCCTTCGGACTGCGTCCGTATGGTATTTTAGGTTCAGCACCTAACTCCACTGGTTTGACCGAGTATCGTATCGCTTCAACGAACACAAACAAGATTTATAAGGGTATGGCAGTTATCCCGACCGCTGACGGCGTCATCGACGACCTTCAAGCAGCAACGGGCGGTACCGTATCTATCTTGGGCGTGTTTAACGGATGTGAGTACGTTAGCTCGACAACTGGTGAAACAGTGTTCTCTAACTACTGGCCTGGTGCTGGCGCGGATTCTAACTTCCCCGTCAAAGCCTTTGTATATGACAACCCTAATCAGTTGTTCACAATCGCTAGTTCTGGTAGCACCTCTTCCTTCGATACCGAAGCAGAGTATCGTGCGACAGTCTTTGCGAACGCACAGCTTGCAAACGGCAACAGCGGTGACGACACAACTGGTATTTCGTCAGCAACATTGAATATCTCAACAGCGAATACGACAGCAACATTCCCGCTTCGTATCGTTGGTATTATGGATCAGGCTGAAAACTCAGACTTTTCTGTAGATGGTATTCCAATGATTGTTCGTATCAACAACCACTTCAATGCTCCGAACGGCTCTATTGTTCAGGGTACTGTTAGTGTACTTGGCGTATAAGGAGACTAGATAATGGCTATTTCTCGCGCTCAATTAGCGAAAGAACTGGAGCCGGGTCTCAATGCCTTATTTGGCATGGAGTACGCTCGGTATGAAAATCAACACGCTGAGATCTACACTACTGAATCTTCTGACCGTGCGTTTGAAGAAGAAGTAATGTTGTCTGGCTTCGGCACAGCACCAACAAAGTCTGAAGGTTCATCCGTCAGCTTTGATGATGCACAAGAAGCATACACAGCACGTTACAACCACGAGACTATTGCTCTGGCATTCTCGATCACTGAAGAAGCAGTGGAAGACAATCTGTATGATCGTCTCTCTTCTCGCTACACTCGTGCTCTTGCCCGTTCAATGGCTCACACCAAGCAGGTTAAGGCCGCTTCTGTACTGAACAATGCGTTCACCGCAGGTGCTAGTGCTGGTGGTGACGGTAAGGCGCTTTGTGCGACTGACCACCCACTAACCAACGGCGGCACGTTCTCTAACGAGCCTTCAACTGCTGCAGACCTTAACGAAACTTCACTCGAAGACGCATTGATCAGCATCGCTGGTTTCGTCGATGAGCGTGGTTTGAAGGTTGCATTGCGTGGTACTAAGCTGATCATTCCACGTCAGCTTCAGTTCATTGCAGAGCGTCTGATGGTGTCTAACCTCCGCGTTGGCACAGCAGACAACGATGTTAACGCATTGCGTTCTATGGGTATGTTGCCTGACGGCTATGCTGTCAACGACTTCCTGACAGATCCAGATGCGTTCTTCATCATGACTGACGCACCTCGTGGATTCGTCCACTTCGAGCGTACTCCGCTGTCTACTAACATGGAAGCGGACTTCGACACAGGTAACATGCGCTTCAAGGCGCGTGAGCGTTACAGCTTCGGATTCTCGGATCCACGCGCTGTATTCGGTTCACCTGGTGCCGCGTAAGTAGCTTTTAAGCTACAACAAAAAAGGGGGCTTGCGCCCCCTTTTTTTATATGTTTTAGTTAAGACTGTTGAGTTCCCCTCATTACTCAACAGGTTACTTCTGACTATCTACTCCTCGGGGCGCTATGCGCCCTTCTTTTTTATATGTATACTTCACATAGGGAATCACAGTAGCTTGTTAGACAGGACATTCCCCCTGACGTTGCACAGACTAACAGGCGAAACCTTGTGCAAGAGGTAAAGACACATGGCTTCAACTACTTTTTCAGGTCCAGTAACTTCAACTGCTGGTTTTGTTGGCTCGGTTACAGGGTCAATCACCCTGACTTCAACTGTTACAGCTTCTCTCCCAGCAGCGGCGGATAACACAGGCGCTTTGTACGTCATCACTGATAACGGTGTTGGTAACGACGAGTTTGCTTTGGTTGTAAGCGACGGATCAGCTTGGGTTAAAGTTACCACAACTGCACTCACCTAAGAGGAGATAGCTCATGGCTGGATCAGACGTAAAGGCTAAATTCATCGACGCGGACACCAATGCCGCCGATGCCGCAAGCGTTTGTACCGCAGAGAATCTTTCTGGTGGTGGTGAACAAGCTATTCCAATTGATGGAACAGATGCTTCGGGCGGAGTGGCTACTTTCACCGCTGCCCGCAAGATTACTGTGACAGCAGCAGGTGCTGACGGTGACCGCACGGTCACCGTAACAGGCACAGATGTTAATGGAACAGCTCAGACAGAAAGTATCGGTGTGACAGGATCAGGTGTATCGACGGGGACCTTGTACTTCCGTACGGTAACTGCAGTCACTGTTGATGACGATACTGTCAGCACTCTTTCTGTCGGCATGTCTAACGATGCTTTGGACGTTATTTTCGCAGAACGCGCCCGTTTAAAGGGTGCATTCATTGTGAACTCAGCGACTGCAGGCACTGTTTCATTCACCAATGGAAGCGCGACAGGTACAGAGAAACTCAAGTTAGGGACCGTTGCTTCAGCGACTGCAGAACGCGATGTCACCATTCCAGGTGAAGGCGTTATTTTCGAGAATGGGTGTTATTTCCCATACACCGCTGGAACAACAGTGTTTACTAACCTAACAGCGTTTCACGCATAGGTAATCAAATGGCCGTTTACGACATACGCTCCATCAGCCAAGTCGGAACATCGGAGCCATTTGAACTGCAATTGTCCCGGGGTCAAATCCCGGGGCACCTTTTTGTTCATAAGTTTGGTTACAATCCCGACATTTCTACAACCCCGGAGACAGTATGGTCCCAAGGCGGACTGTATGTTTATCCAACCACCGCGTCTACGATGTATATATCAAGCAGTTCAATCAATGATACCTCGGATGGCACAGGTGCAAGGACCGCAACAGTTTCAGGATTAGATGCCGACTTTAAACCGATAACTGTAACTGTTCCTTTAAATGGTCAGGCAGGTGTACAACTTAACGGTGCTTTAAATTGGTACAGAGTTAATCGTATAGTCGTAAATACAGCAGGTTCTGGCGGGGCAAACGCTGGGGTTTTATATGTAGGAACAGAAGCCGCTCCTGTAGGCGGAGTCCCTACAAATAAGTATGCAACGGTGGCTATTGGTGATAATCAAACCTTAATGTGTATTTGGACAGTGCCTTTTGGTTATACAGCCTATTTACATCAAAAGGACGTATCTTCATCTTCTTCCGCCGGTAAGTTTGCTATTTTTAGTTTACTAGCCAGACCAAAAGACGGTGTTTTTAACATCAAAGACAGAGTGCTTTTGGCTAACAACAGCACGGCTATTTCTTACTGGAACCCTATTCCTTTTTACGAGTGCACGGACATTGAAGTTAGGGCGCAGGCCGATTCCGCTGGAGGATCTATTACCTGTTCCGCTACTCTTGATCTCACCTACATTCAGAATTCAGGACCCTTGTAATGGCTAAGATTGACAAGTCCAAAATGAAATGCAACACGCCAAAGCGTCAGGTTTCTGGTGGCAAAAAATTTGTTGTTAAGGCGTGTGAAAACGGCAAAGAAAAGATTGTCCGTTTTGGCGATGCTAACATGAAGATTCGTAAGTCTAACCCCAAAGCGCGTAAGTCTTTCCGCGCTCGGCACGGCTGCGATAAAGGGACCTTGAGTAAGCTCAAGGCAAAGTACTGGTCATGCAAAAAGTGGTAGAAGGACAAATTGTTTTGAAACACGAAGAAATTGAGGATGAAATCCACGTCATCCACAACAAGATCGGGATTATCGAAACAATCCTTGAGCGGTTGGAAAACAATCATCTTATGCATATCGAAAAAGATGTGGATAAGTTGACCGACTTTGTTAAAGAAGTGAATGGCCGACTTTGGGGTATCATGGCTATTGCCTTGGTCCAAATCTGTGGCGTGGCCGGGGCCTTATTCTTTATGGTTATGGATAAGTAGTGGCTATATCACGTTCAGCTATAAGCAAGCAGGTGACGACAGTGCCAAGTAAAAGTAAGACAAAGAAAGACGCGTGTTACACTAAGGTCAAGTCGC